AAATTGGATGGGGTTGAACTTGAAGGTATAGCGGACGTCTCGTCGCTGTACAAATTAATATCGCTTACTGGTGTATTAAACTGTAATAATGGAAAGGTATCTATCAATGCGAATATTATTGTGATTGAACAAACTTGTAGTTTTGATTTCTCTACTGATAACTATCTTATTAGTATAAGGTTCAGAAATGTAGATAATGAAATTAAAATCGAGAATATTCCCTAAGTCATAGTGTTCACAATTACAAGAAAGAGGAAGTCGTGAAATCGATTATTACATTTTTATTGCTCGCTGTCTTATCAGGGTGTGCTGTAAATTCAATAGTGCCTTTAGATATGACGCCGATTATGCCATTGCACGTTGAACAAGTAAAAACGATAATCATTGAAAGCATGACCGCAAAAGGTTATGACCTGCGTAAAAATGATCCGCTTGTTTTTGAGAAGGAGATAAAGAGTATTTTTCTCGCAGCGCTTTACTCCTCAAAGTACGACAACCACCCGATATTTAGGGTGACAATCACGCTCTTGCCGGTCGATGTGTCAACTAAGGTCATTATAAATTCAGAAGCAGTATCGAATCAGGGTTCGGCGTTTGAAAGGTCAAACAAGACGACGGCGAACAAGGATATCGATGCATTGTTAAGTGTATTAAAAAAGTAACTATAAGGAGAAAGACAATGATTACTCTCGGAAGCAAAGTCAAAGATACTGTGACAGGATTCATTGGAATAGCAACAGGAGTAACTATATGGCTGAATGGATGTATCAGATATGGCGTCCAATCAACAGAATTAAAAGATGGTCGACCTGTTGATATTTATTGGGTTGATGAACCACAAATCGAAGTTGTGTTGGAGGAAGAAAAAAAAGAAATTCAACCGAAACACGGACCGCGCTGTGATCCATCGAGAGATAGATAAAACTTTTGGCGCTTGATATGAACCTACGGAAATGGAGCTTGAAATGTTAATCATGATAGGCTTATTACTTCTCGTTGTAATCGGCGGTATAATAGCAATAGTAACCAATGTAGAAGACATTGGAGAAGTTATTTTTTATTTAAATATTGTTTTGCTTATGCTATTAATATTGTTTGTGCCAATAAGTCGATTGAACGTAAACGCTGGTATTCAACAATTTAACTCAGTAAAAGCAACTATCGACAGCTCTCGTCTAAAATCTCTTGACTATGAGACTGCAGCCCTGGTGATAAAAATAGCAGAACAGAATCAATGGATGGTGAAGGTCCAGTATTTGAATAAGACGATCTTTGACATCTGGATTCCTGACGCTGTTGAAAATTTGCAGCCGATACGATAGGGTTAAAATGCTCTCTTCTGATCGGGATATTTAGGGGGAAACTTCAGAAATGACTTTCTCAAGTACTAGAGCAAGAAATTCTAATATATACGTTTCATCCGATATGGAACAGGCTTTTCGCCGCTTTCATGCAGACTGGAATGTATTTATCCGCGATGTTCTTGGCGTCAGGCTCGACAAAGAGCAGCAAGAGATAGTCAGCCTCGTTCAGCACAATCGGCGTACATCAGTCAGGAGCGGACATGCGCGTGGTAAAGACTACGTTGCATCTGCTATAGCGCTTACATTCTTAAATCTCTATATTCCATCGAAGGTTATTGTTACAGCGCCATCAGGCAGACAAGTAGAGCAGATCATGATGGCAGAAATTACTACGATGCACAGGAATGCCAAATTTCCTTTGGGTGGGAAATCCCTCACAACATATATTAAAATGCCGGAGCCGAACTGGTATTTGATGGGGTTTAAGACGACGGATGCCCGGCAGGAGATGTGGACGGGTTTCCATAGCCCGCATATTCTCGTTATAGTCTCAGAAGCGTCGGGCGTTGACGATAGCACTTTCTCTGCCATTCAAGGGCTCCTTACTGGCACTATCGCACGCCTCCTCGTAGTATTTAACCCTACTCAGAAATATGGCGAAGCTTATCAGTCTGTCAAAAATCCAATGTACAAGACAATCAAGATGTGCTGTTTGGATGCTGTGAATGTTAAAGAAAAACGGATAGTCATATCAGGACAGGTCGATTGGCAGTGGGTTAATGATATGGTACGCACACCAGGCATGACGGTGGAGATACCTGAGACTGAAATGAACGACAAGGAATGCGATTTCAGATGGGAAGGAAAATGCTACCGACCGTCTGACATGTTCCGTGTCAAGGTGCTCGGAGAGTTCCCGAAATCGAGCGAAGGATCGCTTATACCGCTCGAATGGATAGAGCTTGCGATGGAGCGCTACGAGAAGCATATCAATGAGGCGCTTGAACTAGTTAAAAAGTATGAAGAGGACAAGGATAAGCCGGGACTGGTCAAGAGATATTACGGAGTAGATGTGGCGGGTATGGGGCGTGACTTGACGGTGATGATAGAAAGAATCATCATACCAGAATATAACATCTTCGACAACATCCAGACGTATGCACAGCAAGACCACATGATGACAGCAGGCAGGGTGAAGGCACTCATAGACGAGAAAGGCGGCATTATCCTCATTGATGCGCTCGGTGAAGGTGCAGGTGTTAATTCAAGACTAATAGAACAGAGTGTCCCCTGTATCGGCGTGAAATTCTCCGAGAGCGCAAAAGGCTTGACTGATATCACGGGCATGCGCACCTTTTACAATATGAGGGCATACTGCTGGTGGTCGATCAGGGATATACTTGACCCATCGAATCCTGTCCCATGCCTCCTGCCCCGCAACAAATATCTGACACAGGATTTGACAGAACCGAACTGGCATTACCAGAGCGATGGGTCGATAATTCTCGAGCCGAAAGATGATATCAAAGCACGCATGGGACGGTCACCAGATTATGGAGATGCGGCAGCGAATACGACATATCCGTATACGGGGATAAACATTTTATTTCTATGATGATAAGATGAATGAACTGATTGTTTTTAAAAAAGCGGGGGAGGTAGAAAAATAATGATATAAAAGATATTTTTAAGTGAAAATTAAGTTGTAATACTTCACTAAAAATCTTTCTTGGTATCGATCTAGATGATGTCTCAGGTAAAGGTGGTAAAATCAACTCTGAGACATGCTCCTATTGCTATAAATAAAACTTTAACAGGAATACAGCATGAAAGTGTAATCCATTCTACATCATTACCATTACCATTCTCTGCTATTATAATTTTGTAATTTTTAAGCCACAATTCTTTATTTTTTTGCCAAGCATTCTGTAATTGTGTAACGGGTAAAAGGTAACATTTCCCCAGCGGCGCTATAGCATAAGCTATATAATCCGCCATGATACTTTTACATACCCAGCCGGGAATCTGTCGTCTGTCATCGCTAATATATTCAAGAGCAATATCGGTATATATTTTACCAGTAATATTATTCTTAAATCTTACTTTCTCATCAATCCATAATATTTTACCATTTTCAAGGACAATACTCCGATCAATACCTAAACGCTGGTGTTCTCCGTCTTTTCTATGATTATTCATGCTTACCATATTAGGAAATGCTTTACTATAAACCTCTTTCCAAAACGGCAAATCCTCAGCAGAATGTGAATCGGCGAGGCATTTATTAAAATTATTCATACTATCCCATCTCCCCTACATGACCATCCAGGGCGTGGTTTCCGGCAAAACATTTCATGTTTAACTAAGTGAGGGAATGCCTTCTCAATCCATTCGTAAACGCTTTTCGGCTTTGTGCTGTGAGTTGTACGCCGCTCTGTAAAAACCGAAGATACTCTTAGTGGAGGCAAGGGCGGGGATATAGTCCCTTTGGTTGCTACCATAAGTAGTTCGTGCTGTCCTCGAAACCAATAACCCGATCCAATTATTTCTTTATTCCATACCGCGTGGGTTTTATATTCAAATCCCCATTTTTTTGTCACTTCAAGAGCTTCTCTTAATTTCGGCGCTGTAGCCCACAAAAATAGTACACAATCTTTTTCAGTAACGGGAATATGTGTAACAATATCTTGAACCGTAAGAGTTGCATATTGATTCTCAATTTCGCGGCTTTCTGTTTCTGCAAAATCATACTTCCAAGGCGGATCGGCAAGAATAAGCGAAGGTTTTAATTTTAATTTTATCGCTATTAAAATAATCAAATGCAACATAGACTATTGAGCCGCAAATTAATAATATAGCAATAATAGTTTTCTTTGTGTGGTTTTTTAAAAAGTACAATAAGCCCGAAAATATCATAACCATAGCTTCATCTACGTTCTCTGTTTGTTGTATCGTATAAGTTCCCATTTTATTCAAACACTTTATCTTCTACTCTCGTTAATCTTGAATCAAGACCACTAATTTGAACTTCTATTTTTTCAATATCACCCTCAAGTTTTGTGATTGCAATTTTAACGCCCATATAAGCACCAAATCCAGAGGCAGCTATGGTAACAATTGATACTGTTAATTGGAATAATTGGAATGTTTCCATAGTTTACCTATCAACATTATTAGGATTAGTAAATTTAAGTTTGTTAGAACATTTGAAATTATTGCTGGATAGGAAATATTAGTACTTCCCCACCAGGCCATTAAAAATTTTTCATCTATTAAATAACCGATTAAAGCAATTACATTTATTGTAATTATACAAATGCTAATTATTATTATCTTCCACATATATTCATATTTGAATTAATAACCTAAAAATTATTGCACTGATTAAAAACATTAACTTATTTAACGGTGTTCCTAATTGTTCAATTCCAGATGTTGTGCCTGGTGATCGATGAAACCAATCATTTCCATTTTTCGTATTATAAATTCCGTCTCTTACAATCCATCTAATTGCGCTTGTTAGAATAATATCCGAGACACCAACTAATAAATCTTCGTTCTCAAAAGTATCATATCCTATCGCTATACCAGTTCCCAAAGCTAATCCAGAATCAAAAAATTCTAATGTGTGCCATGTTCTACTATCTGATTTATTATTAAATACTCTATCTTTCATTCGGTAAAATTCAGAACTACCAGAAACTGCACTCCAAGACAAACCAGTTATTATAATCCAAATCATTTTATTGTCCCAATTGCGAAATCATTTGCCACTGGGTGCCGTCAAAAATTGCAACCACAATTTGTCCAACCTCTATATCACCACTTATAAGTTCTTGATCGTGCTTTTTAAATAAGTCTTTTTGTGCAAGTGCATTAATAAGAATATTGCAAGCTCCAGTATTTGCGGTGGCAGCTATCCAACTAACCTGAGTGCCCGCTACAATTGTGGTATAACTTGCTAAACCAGATATAACTAAATCATAAATATCTGGTTGGGCTGCTGTACTTGTATCGGTTGCAAAATTAAAAGCTCCATCTACATTAAGTTTATTATTAGGTGTGATATTCCCGATGCCGAAATTGCCTGTATTAATAAAAGAATTACTTCCCCCATTAAAAGTAATTTTATTCACATTATTAGCATCATAAACGTCAAACCTACCAGCACCGCCTGTTGCAGATTGCTCAAGTGTTAGTAGGTATTGGTTATCACTACTTGTGATTTGAAAAGGAAAAACATTTCCTGTTGGAGATTTTATGTGTAAATTGCTTTGGGGACTCGTCAGCCCGATACCTACCCGTCCAGTTGCATCTACATAAATTGCAGAATCTGGATCGCCATCGGAAGCGTCCATAAAGTTTTTATAGGCATATCTGGAATTAGAAAACGTTCTGAATGAAGCTGTATCTGCATCATCAAGCTTCCCATCCAACTCCCATTGTTTTGCAATAGAAGTGGTCGTATCTGAATATGGAATTTTACCCGCTACTTGTCCGAGAATTGTGTTTACGTCTGTTGTATGATAGTTTAGCGTTGAATCTTGAGCCAATGTCCAAGTTGTCAGCCCTAAAAACATAAGCAAAATAAGTTTGTTTAACATCTTCGTACTCCTTAAAGTTATAAGTCCAATATTGATTAAAAACTAAAATGTAATTCCCCCCAGCATCTTTTATTCGGTCATAATCTACATCTCTTAAATATTGATAACCGAGTGGCAAGCCATCAAAAAATTCTGTGAATTTCCAAAAGTTTGACTGTGCATTTGCGATCTGCATCGCAACAAATAAAAATATAAATATTAATTTTTTCATTATTCTATCCCAATATTAATTTCTGAACCTTTATAAGCATCGTTTGTGTACTTATTTATTAGATAAATGCCCTGTCCATCTGTCGCTGTTACTGTTGCAGATAACGCTAATTTATTTGTGGTTGTATTAACTCCAAGTATCTTAACTCTAAACGTATCTACTTTAATACTGTCTCCATCTAACCAATTCCATCCATCAAAGAAAACTCTTGCATCAACCACCGTAAGTGTATCATTAGTCTGAGTTCCACTTACATAAGTATGCGGTCTGCCGGCATCTATTAAAGGTGCTTTGCCGTTATACTTAACTAAAACAGAGTCATATAAATCGCCCCGTGATGTTTCTGGAACCCAATAAATGTAATTAAGAACAGAATCATCTGGTGCATCAAATGTCGAATATGCTAAATAGCTATCAATGTTATTTTGAAATATGTGTCCAGTAAAATCTGTTGTATTTGTAGTTCTTATAATTAATGGACTGATACTATATAAATTATTTCCATCCGAACCAAAATAATTATACTCTTCAACATTACCTGAAGGATTATAAGTAGTGTTCCAGTCCCAAACCAGCATCTGTACTGAATCTGCATTAACACCAGTGAATCTAACCCAGCTTGTATCTCCACCTCTTGTAACTGCATTATTAAAAATATAATTATTTGCCAATTGGTTATCACCATCATCCAAGTTCGTTGTTAACGTAAATGTTTCGTAAGGATAATCAAAAACATTGTTATAAACTCTTACATCATGTGAGGGTGAATTTAACCGAGCACCACCTGGATTATCCCATTTCCTTCTTGGTACACCCATTCTTTTTACAACGTTATATCGGTAAATAGAATTATAAG